TCCTTCTTCCAGTCGCTGTCTATTAATACATATAGGCGGTCCGTTCTCAGCATGGGATGCTCTGATTAACTTATCGTCTCTGTCATCCAGTAAAAAACGACTACCACCGCGGCTATGAAACGGTACTTCAACGCCCCCGTCGGTTTCGCCATAATGAGATTTAGGACTACCCTGACGCTTATCCATCGGTCCTGGAGTAGAAAGTCCAAATACCATACTCGGTACTTCTCTTACTGCGCTTGTTGTAGTTGTTCCTCTTGCTTCGTCTTCAAGTAATCCCTGAATCTGTAAAACACTTGTAAAATCTTTATTATATGGTCTAGCAAACTGTGACGGATTTGTCTTTTCACCTGTTTCAAACGCTTTATTATATTCGCCTACAGGTAGTTTTTTACCTCTTAATTCTTTTGGAGTTCTTTCTGTAGTATTTTTTGTGCTAGGACGTCCGTCTGGTATTGAAAAATTCATATTTTGATCAGGTATACATCCAATCCAATAACCATTACTAGAATTTCCTTCTGCAAATATAACCAATACTCTAGTTCCATAATCTGGTGGAACTGCCCACATACCATAACTTTTTTGAGAATTTTCAAAACCGTCTTTAGCCTTTAAATTATTTACTGGTGTTACTCCATAAAAAGGAGATAAGTATTTTACCTTTACTAGTTGTCCACTACGTTGCGGTGTATTACTGGCTGCATTATGTCGTAAAATTTCAACCTCTAACGACCCTTGATAATGAGGATCTAAATGGTTTATAATTATGGCTTCAAACGGGCCAGGGCCTCGTAGATTTGCATTTTTTAAAAGTCTAGTTCTTTTATAACTTAACATTTTTACTACCTATATTTGTCATTATTTAAAATGTAATTAATTCTGTTGTGCCGTCTGCTCTTAATATTTCATAATTTATATATACATTTGATTCAGTAAGATAACCTGTAAACAAATCTCCTTCATTTAAATTATTTTCTACATCAGGAAAGTCTGCTGGTACATAAAAACCAGTTATTGTACGGCCTGGAGCATTTATTTGTGCTCTGCCATCGGAGTTAGTAGAAACACTAGATACTAATTCATCATAATCTGATGAAGTGAATCGAATGTTTTCTGCTAGACGCTTTTTAGCTTCAACTTTGTTGCTGTATGTGTTTCTTTTTATCTTTTCAAAAGAATTTTCCATAGCGCCAGAACCGTTATACATAAATTCATACCCTGGTTTAGTAACTATAACCTCTCCCGTGTTTGAATATGATATGTCAGTATCTTTAGGTGCTTCGCCTATTACTGCACCTGTTGTTGCATCGATAATTTGTCCGTCACTTTCTACTGTTTCGTAAGATGCTAAAGCTTCGAGGAATTCGTCGTCGTTTGCTGGAGGCAAATAACCTGATGACTGTTTCTTAGACACTATATCACGTTTCCATTCTGTAATTGAAGTGGAAGATCTACTAATAGTTTTTGTTGTTGGTAAAGGTTTTTCAGACAACCCTACGGTACCGGCTGGCCTGTTATTAAATGTTTCGCTATAATAAGAAACTGGATTAGACAAGTTTGTCTCAATAGTATTCTGTCTATCGGGTGAATAAAATTCGTCTTTAAATTTATCAGATCGTTTTTTTAAATTGTTAATATTCTCTATTTCCCTAGGATCATTTAGGTCAATTCCTTTTGTTGCAACATAAGTGTTTCTCATACTTGTAAGATCATATACACTAGATGCTTCTTTATAATAACTAGCAGTAATTTTAGCACCTATTGTAGGGTCATATACAAGGTCAGGCGTTGATACTAAATCTACGCCGATTTTGTCTGACATTTTTCTATAATTATCTTCTCCGGCTAACCCAATAAATCCTCTAGGTTTAAATGCAGAGCCGCCAGCGTATGCATAAATTTCATCAAAGAATAAATCAGGATCTCCTTTTATAGCATCTAAAGTTGAATCAGTAATATTTTCTGCTAATGGTCCGTATTCGTATCTTATTTGTTCATTTGAGAAACCTGCAACACTTTTAGTTGCGTTAGGGTTCAATGCACTTTGCTGTTCTACCATTGCTATAATATTAGATTTTACAGTATTATCTGTAATTCCTATATTTTCTAATTCTGAATTTATACTATTTGCCGAGCTCAATGCTTGCCCTGTTGTTGTTACTGCAGGAAGTTGAGTTGTAGAGTCTATTACACCTCGGCCTCTTTCTTCAAAGCTAGGGTATCCTTTGTATATACTAGTAAAATCGTCTTCAACTTTATCTGCTTTGCCTATCGATTCGTTCTTTGACATATGGTTTGAATCAATTGTTCCGTTGTTTACTCTAAGATCTCTAACCATTCTTCCTAATCTAAAATCGTAGCGAGTGTAATGAGGTTCCATAGGCTTATATTCGTAAACATTACTATTAGCAGATGGCAACTCGAGCGATTTATTTGGATGAGCAGTTGTGCTGCGCCCTGCTGTCATAATATTATTATTACCAGTAGCAAAATCTGTAGTACGTTTTAGACTAGCGCCACTTTCAGGATCAGCAACACTTGTTCCATCTGTGTTTATAACTGATTTAGTAATTTTTCCTGTGCCGCCGGTTCTAATATCTTTAAGAGCTTGTGTAAAATTAGAGCCTTTGTGTCCTACACCATTTATTCCGTCACCGTCGTAGAAACCCTGTCCTTTGGAAAGATTAGTATTCGGGATAGGAACTCCTTTATACTCTCCTATTGCTCCTTTTGATACATCAAACGGCACTGGTACACTTGCAAACTCCATAGCTAATTGTAGTTGAAAATCTTGATCTGATAATTTTCCAGCCTTCCATTTTTTTAGTTTTCGAAATCCTTCTAGTCTTATAATTATAAGAGCATCTTGCACTTCAGGAGTAAATCTAATAATATCTTTTTTATCGTTTAGTCCTGCATTCTTAATACAGTAATCTAGTGTTACTTTGATAAATTGATATCTGCCAACTGCTGACGATTTACCTGGTTTACCTTCTCTACTGACTAATTCATTTTGTTTTTCTTTCACATCATCTAAGGTCATACTGCATAGTCGATTATCAGTTTCTCCCATCCAATGTGCATTATAACCTAGAGGACCTGATTCGTATTTTGCAATTAAATCAAGTAACTTTTTATCTTGCTCAGTAATAGTAATGTACTCTTTGCCGTCTTCGTCTGCACTTTCAGATATGTCTGAAATTTTGTCTCTATTATTATATGTTTCCCCACTAGTAGATTGACTAGAAATCACACTTGTGCCATTGTTTAAGTTTATCTTTTTTGCGTTAAAGTCACCTATAATAGTTGCTTCGGGATATTGGTTCTTTATCTCTAGTGCCTTTTCTGTTGTAAGTTTAAGAGAGGCTCCTGCTTCCATAAAATCAGTAGCAGAAACAAGAGGTATAATTGTTGCTCCTTCTGCACTAGCTGCACTTTCAATTGCACTCTTATAAGAAGGTAACCCATTTTCAGGATCATCATTGGGCGGAACCACAACTATAGTTTCGTATCCTTTTAACTTTAAATCTTTAATAATTTTAGTAAGATTTTCGCCTGTGGTTGCAGCAGGTAAATTTTGATCATTATTGCCAATAGATATTATTGCAGTTTTTTTACTCATGGCTCGTCTGGCCTTCTCAATATAGTTCTACCACTTACGTCATTACCATCAGTTCGATTTTCTCGATAAAGGTTACCATAATAGTGTCCCGATGATCCTTCGCCTTCAGTAGTTTGATTAGCTCGTCTAATTAATTTTAAATTTTGTTTAAACTCGCCGCCACTAAAACTATTTGACACCCCAAGTATTTGAAATAGTCCACTAAACGGTCTTACAAGCTCAGGCATATTCATTACAAAATTTCCCATTTCTTTAGGATAATCAATCGGTGTTTTAAAATTGATAATACATAGTACTTCGTTATTTAAATATTCAACAGTGCCATCCTTAGACACATTTGGTGATAAAAATCCTGACTTATAATTTCCTTGATCTGTAGGTAGATAGAACGGATCTCCCCAAATTTCCATTGTAGCAGATATCATTTCTATTTCACTGTTAATAATTCTATTATGAAAAGTTTCAGCAATACGTCTAGCAGTAGTTTTTGAATAACTGCCATTTAAAAATTGATGATCATTCCTTGCTATTAGAGATATAGCTCTTGAGTCATAATCATCGTTATTTTCGGTTCCTGAATCATTTTCCGCTATCCGAGGATTGCTAACTATACCAGGTGCTATTGCTAATTTATTTGTGTTGTCATAACCAGATCCTACGTCACTAAGAACATTACTAACAAATGCATTATTAAAATTAATATTAAAATCTATAATATCTTCATTTTTTCCTGTATATATGTAATCATATTCTTTTACAGCAGAATCCTTTAACTTTTTTGTATTCATTGGAGATTCACCAGGTGCTAATGTCTTTGCTTCGTCTGGTAAATACGGATGTACACAATAAACATACGTCATTCTATGCCTACCAATAGATTTTTCGATATCTGTGTCATATTCAATAAAAACCATAGGCTCAATTATAAACCATTTCTTTTTACCGTCATTTGTTTTTTGTGGGGCTTTTTGACAATAGTCTGTATCTAACATTACATCTTCAATTATTTGTGTAATTTTTGATTGCTGAGGATACGTAAAAAGGTTAGAAGTTACGGCAGTTTCTAATTCTGCAGAATTCTGAAACATAATAGACTTTTCTTTTGCGGCGTTAGGATCGTTTGGTCCAACAGACACTGCTGCCGGTGAAGCATTAGACGAATCATTAGATTTAGTAGGGTCTCCTAAAATTTTTGATCTACCTAGTTCGTTTACATTGTCTTCGTTCAGTCCCCATGCTCTTAAAGAACTATATATCGGAGGAGCATTAAAAAATTTAACATCCGATTTTACTGTTGCAACTTTTTCTGGTGCATTAGGATTGTTATCTTGTCCGCCTCTTTCTGTTTGATATTGGGTTTCTGCATCTATCATTAGTGCATTATGGTTTGTTTTAAAACCGTTATAATTATTATACGCCTGTATTACACTATCTTTCTCTTTAGGAAATAAAATTAAATATCTATCATATCCTTTTACTTTTTTAGATTCTTCTAGTTTTTCTATATGTTCATTAATATTTCTTGTTATACTTTTATTTGATGTTTCTAATACTTCTGCAGCAGTTCTTCCTGAAGCATTTACATCAGTTTTTATAGTATTAATAGAATCTTCAAAAACTATTTCAGAGTATGCTACTGCTTTAACACCGTAAACGCTTCCTGATTCTGTAACGTCAAAATCTGTGTTTATTATCATAATAGGGATATATTTGTCAATTACGCCAGGAGCTTTTATTTTTTCGCCTGTCGGTCCGTATCCTTCAAATGATATTTTTAAACAAAAAGGTATTTTGTTAAAACTTGAATATTGCTTTTCTTCAGCAGTAATTTTTAATGCTTCTAAAAATTTACCCATACTATAAGGTTCAGTTACTGTAAAATTTATAGTAGTTCCTAAAGATACTCCGGTTTTTGAATTTGGGGCAATTACACTGTCAATTTCCAAATCATCTATAAAATACTCTGCGTGGCCTTTTAATTGTTCAACCTCAGCAGTAGTAAGTACTCGTCTATCTGTGCCGCCGCCTGATCTAATTATTACACTTTCAAATCCGTCAGTTTTATATTTTGATGCATTGTTATATTCTTCAGGAGATAAAACTCCTAAAGTAATTCTATAATTATATATACTATGTACTCTTAACGGATTTTTAAGTTTATTACCTTGCATAGGTATTCCGAGATTTGCAAGATCGTCAGTTATAGACATAGGGTCATTAAATAACTCTATAAACGAATCTGCACCTTCTATAATATCAGTAAGTCCTGTAAAAAATTTATTACTTCTATCAATTTGTAAAAGGTCTGATAATGGCTGTTGTAAATTTCCTGTTAGATTAGATAATTGTCCTGCAAAATTTGAAATTTGACCGATTGTATTTGTAAGATTTGTTAGTTTTGCATTTTTTGAGCCAAAAACACCAGCAATATTATTAGCCGATATTAGTGCATTATTAACATTAGAAAGATTAGATATGCTGCTGCCTGGTTTTAGATTTCCGAGGCTAGAATTAATACGATTTAAATTGCCTACGATAGAACTCGAACCTCCTAGAAGATTACCTGTTACACTATTAACTTGTTTTGAAAGATCATTGTTTAAGTTTACTCCTAGTATTCTAGCAGTATCAGAAAGTGGATTTTTTATTGCTCCAATGTTTCCTGCAAAATTTCCAGATAGTCCAGTTATCGAACTTATTTTACCAGCTGTTTCTAAAACACTAAGTCCAGATAACGACGTAGATAGTATACTATCAAGAGCAGGTATTTTTCCTGCTATACTTCCAAGCCCACCACCGGTTGCTTGACTTAAAGAATTAAGACTTGCAATTGTACCACGCAATGCAGGATTAATTGTACTAAGTGAATTAGAAATATTTGCAGCAACTTTATTTCGTTGAGGATCTAATGCTACAGTTGTTGCATCTGCAAAAGTAGTAATCGAATCTGTTAATTCACCAGGGAGTAAACTAGGGTTACTTAACGGTGACGAAGTTATATTTTTTGGTGCAACATTACTATCAACGTTTGCTGACGAACTTCTCGGCGTTTGTGTTACTGGTTGATAATAAGACTTCGGTGCCATATATTATCCTATGCTCTTTGTTAAATATTGCTCTTGCGGTAGATAAATTTTTGTACCTGCAATAAAATCAAAAATAGGATCTTTTAATATATCAGTATTTCTCTGAGCAAATACCCACCATAAATCTTTTGATCCATATAATGCCATTGCAAGTAAGTCAGGTCTATATGTATACGCTGCTGGAATTTCAAACAATATATCGTCAGACGCTCTTGGAACTGGTCTAGGAACAAATAAGTCTAAATATCCTTGATTATTAATTGGTGTATTTTCGTATAACTTCATTAGATAAATCCTTTATCACTAAGTTTACCTTCAGCAAAATCTTTAAGTGTAAATTGCGATACTAACGCTCTTGCGTATGTTGGTGATGCTGTAACTGTAATAGTCGATGATACAGGAACATAATTGTCCTTGCCATCTACTTCACATTTTATATAATCATTATCACCTAACAAATCAGTAGTAAAGTTTGTTATTACAACTGGTACTCTGTCAAATACATGTCTGCCATAACCACTTAATCTAGATATCGGAGGCGGGGCACCTGTATCGCCGTAAAACATTTTTGTCATTGTTCTTAAAAAATGTACTGCTGCTAACCAATATTTTGCATCTTCTGCATTTTCGCTTATAAATTCACCAGTAATAGTAATTTGTTGAATTTCACTATTTCTATAGGACTGGAATGGATAGTTAGAATGTGTTGGTGCTATTTGTGTATAATTTGCACTATGTCCTAAGATAATTGTAGGAGTAAAAGGAAAAATCATATGACTGCCTAATGGTTTTAATATTTCACTATCTTTAAATTGGCTAGGTACTGCAAGTCTAACCCTCCAGTCATTTATAACTTCTCCATTATTTGTGGATGCTTGTGCAATTGTCTGTTTTTGTGCATTTGATTCGAATCCATTCAGCGCTTTCATCCATGACGGTGAAAGATTATACTCATAAAATTTATCCATTAGTTATTCTCCTATAGTATTTAGTTGACAAATTTAACTACATAGTTTATAATAGTAATAAAGTTTCTAGGAGAAATTATGCGCAAAAAGAATTATCTTAACAATAGAGATCTATTGTTAGAAATACACAAATCTAAAAATACATTTAATAGTTACATTGAACCGATATATTCTGAGTTTGATATAATACTGACTGATATCGACCGTATTAACATTCGTACAATAGCAGAAGCAAAGCGCAATAAAGCAAAACGCTTATCTACTAAAGATTACGAAACTCGGAAAATGGCAGGTGAGAAAGTAAAACAAGCAGATTGTGAAGTTGATTATAAATCTATTACAAAAGAAGAATTAGTTTTTCGAGTAATGACATTTGACCACATTCCAGACGAGCCTGGTCGCAAAAAGAATCCAAAGACTACAGCTGACACAAAAACTAAACTTAACTTTCCTCCGTTTCAACATTATAAATTTGACGATGAAGGTAATTTATTTTGCATTGGTAAAAGTCATTGGATAGGCGGTATGGAAAACGGTGCTTTTTCAAAAACACACGGCAAAGCAACAAACAAACTTGCTATGATGTGGCTAAAACTTGTAGATAGATATGCTACAAGAGGTAATGTTCGTGGCTATACTTACAATGACGAAATGAAAGGTCAAGCAATCTTACAACTTTCACAAATTGGATTACAGTTTGACGAATCTAAGTCAAACAATCCGTTTGCATATTATACAGCAGCCGTTACTAACTCATTTGTGCGTGTAATTAACTTAGAAAAACGTAATCAAAACATCCGAGACGACATCTTAGAAATGAATAACTTAAACCCAAGTCATACAAGACAACACGCAGGTGAATGGGAGGCAGCAATAAAACGTAATGAAGAAGCAAGTGCCACTATTTTTACTAATAAGAAAAGTTGATTGACATCTCAATACTTTCCTGTTATAATTAAAAGAAAAGCGGAGTCTATAGTTGTTTAAAAAAGCGGCAGTATTTACTGACATACATTTTGGCCTAAAAAGTAACAGTAAAATGCATAATCAAGACTGTGAAGATTACATCGATTGGTATATAAAAACTGCAAAAGAGCATGGTTGTGAAACTGCTCTTTTTTGTGGTGATTGGAATCACAATCGAAACAGCCTAAACTTAACTACTATGGATGCAGGCATCCGCAGTTTAGAAAAAATCGGTGCAGCGTTTGACAACTTTTACATGTTTGCTGGTAATCACGACTTGTACTACAAAGATAAACGTGATGTAAAGTCTACTGAATTTGCAAAACACATACCGGGTGTTACTGTTATTGACGAAATATGGGAGCAAGACGATGTTGCGTTAGTTCCTTGGTTAGTCGGTGACGAGTGGAAGAAAATGTCTAAGATTAAAAGCAAATATTTGTTCGGACATTTTGAACTACCCAGTTTCTATATGAATGCTATGGTGCAAATGCCCGATCACGGTGAACTAAAGTCGGAACACTTTGTAAACCAAGAATATGTGTTTTCAGGACACTTTCATAAAAGACAGAAACAAGGACATATACACTATATAGGAAACGCATTTCCACACAATTATGCAGATGCTAGTGACGATGCACGTGGCATGATGATTCTTGACAAAGAAAACAACGCCGAGCCTTTGTACATCGATTGGGAAGATTGTCCAAAATATAGAAATACAACACTTAGTAAACTACTCGATCCTAAGAGCAGTCTTATTAAACCTAAAATGCATCTACGTGTTACACTAGATATTCCTATTAGTTTTGAAGAAGCAGGGTTCTTAAAAGAAACGTATATTAAACAATATAACTGTAGAGAGATTACACTTATTAGCCAACGTCAAACTGAAGAAATTAATACAGATTTAGACATCAGCCAATTTGCAAGTGTTGATCAAATTGTGTCAAACGAAATTTCACAACTAGATACTGAAAACTATAGCAAGAAAACGCTATTAGATATTTACAACGGGTTACAATGATAAAGATTAAGGATTTAACAGTAAAAAACTTTATGAGTGTAGGTAATGTAAGTCAAGGTGTTGACTTTGATCAACAAAGCCTTACACTCGTGCTCGGCGAAAACTTAGATCAAGGAGGTGACGATTCGGGTTCCCGTAACGGTACAGGTAAAACAACAATCATTAATGCATTGTCATACGCTTTATATGGCCAGGCTCTGACCAACATTAAGAGAAACAACCTTATTAATAAAACTAATTCAAAAGGTATGCTAGTTACACTTAGTTTTGAAAAGAATAATATAAATTATAGAATTGAACGTGGACGTTCTCCTAATATTCTTAAGTTTTATGTAGATAATACCGAACAAGTTGAAGAAGACGAGTCACAAGGCGATAGTCGCAAAACACAAGAAAGTATACAAGAACTATTGGGCATGAGTCATGATATGTTTAAACATATTTTAGCACTTAATACATATTCTGAACCATTTTTAAGTATGCGAGCTAATGATCAACGTGCTATTATCGAACAGTTATTAGGTATTACATTACTAAGTGAAAAAGCCGATTCGTTAAAAGACGAAATTAAGCGTACTAAAGAGGCTATTACAGAAGAAACATTTAAATTAAACGCAATCGAAAGTGCTAATCAAAAAATACAAACTACAATTGACAGTTTAGGTAAAAATCAACGTGCATGGGTTGCAAAACGCAGTTCTGACGAAGAAAAACTAGTAACTGCTATCGAAGAATTAGAAAAACTAGACATTGATGCTGAATTAGATGCACACGAAAAATTAGCAAACTGGACAGAACATAATAATTCTATTTTGGCTCTTAGAAAAGAATTAAGCACACTAGAACCTGCACTAATACGTGCTGACAAAAGTGTAACCAAAGCAGAAAAAGATATTGCAGAACTAGAAGATGCTACTTGTTATACTTGTGGACAAGAACTTCATGCAGACAAAAAAGCAGAGATTGCAGAACGCAAAGGAAAAGAACTAGAAGATGCTATTGCTTATCAAACAGAAATTACTGGAAAAGTAAAAGATGTTGCACTTGCTCTTAAAGAAATTGGTGATATTAATGGTCGTCCTACTACATTCTACGAAACTGCAAAAGAAGCATACGAACATAGAAACAATGTTAAAAACTTGCAAAATGCATTAGTAAACAAACAAGCAGAAGTTGATCCGTATGAAGTACAAATTAACGAACTAACAAGTACTGCACTACAAGATCTTGACTGGAGTATCATAAACAATCTTACAGAGTTTAAAGAGCATCAAGAGTTTCTATTAAAATTATTAACTAACAAAGATTCGTTTATACGTAAGAAAATTATTGATCAGAATTTAGCATATCTCAACAATAGGCTAACTTATTACTTAGATGTATTAGGATTACCACATCAAGTACAATTTTTAAACGACTTAAATGTTGAAATTACACAACTAGGACAAGATCTAGACTTTGATAATTTGTCAAGAGGTGAACGCAATAGACTTATACTCGGACTATCGTTTGCATTCCGTGATGTTTGGGAAAGTTTATATCAAGGAATTAATTTATTGTTCATTGACGAACTTATCGATTCAGGAATGGATAGTGCAGGTGTTGAAAACTCAATCAGTGTACTTAAAAAAATGACTAGAGAACGCAAGAAAAACATTTTCCTCATATCTCACAAAGATGAACTAGTTGGAAGGGTAAACAATGTATTAAAGGTTGTAAAAGAAAACGGATTTACTTCTTATGCAAACGATTTGGAGATTGTAGAATGATTAAAATTGGTGTAAGAGGTAGTAAATTAGCACTTGCATATGCCGATATTGTTGTTAACAGAATAAAAACAAACTTTAAACCAATTGTAGATATACAAATTGTTCCTATTAAAACAGATGGCGACATTTATGCTAAAAAAAATATAGCAGAAATAGGCGGAAAGGGTGTTTTTGTCACAAAAATCGAACAAGAGTTGTTAGCAGGCAATATTGATTTAGCAGTTCATAGTTTTAAAGATCTTCCTAAGGACTTAGACGATAGAACAGAAATTCGTGCAGTAATGCCAAGGCATGATCCGCGTGATGCTGTTATCGGAAATCTAGTCGACGGTTGTAAAATAGGCACAAGTAGTCCTAGACGTAAATTACAACTTGCAAAAATGTTTCCTAACAGTGAAATACTTCCAATAAGAGGTAATATTGACACAAGAATACAAAAAGTTCGTGACAACGAGTACGATGCTACAATTTTAGCAATGGCAGGACTTGATACAATGAACTTAGGTCACGAAATAAACAAGATACTAGCATTAGAAGAATTAGTACCAGCTGTAGGACAAGGAGTTATTGCTGTACAGTCATTAAAAAATCAAAATACAGTATTATTAGAGAAAATTAATCACTTAGAAACATATCAGTGTGCAATGGCAGAACGTAACATGCTTCAAATGGTTGACGGTGATTGTGATACCGCTATTGGATCAATTACAAGTATCATTGGCGATATAATTTCGCTCGAAGCATACAATTACGAAAATAATAAATCTGTAAAAATGCAATCTAAAGCAATTGATTATCTTAATCTAGGCGAATTAGCTGGTAATAGAATAAAATGAACAACGAAGACGACTTACATACACAATTAGTTCAAGCATACTTAGAATATTTTAAGGCAAATGAATGGTGGGAAAGGAAAAACTCAGTTAGAGCATATTCCGCAGTTCAAAAGGCAACAAGAGAAATACGTAGAATAGCAAGAGAACGAAATACTGAAATAAAAGAGATACAAAAAGACTATAAAATCAAGTTTAAAGGCAAACAATACAAGGATTGATAAACATTGTATGAATTGGACATATAATGGCGACGAAGTTACAGAAATACCAGATGAGTATGAAGGTTTTGTTTACATTATTACTAATTTAACAGATGATCGCAAATACATAGGCAAAAAACTAGCAAAATTTAAAACTACTAAGCCACCCTTAAAAGGCAAAAAAAATAAAAGACGCGGATACAAAGAATCAGACTGGCGAGACTATTGGGGATCTTCAGATAAACTATTAGCAGACGTAGAAAAATTAGGCAAAGACAAGTTCACAAGAGAAATACTATATTTTTGTAAAAGCAGAGGCGAAATGTCTTACTTAGAGGCAAGAGAACAGTTTAGTAGGCGAGTATTAGAGACGGACGAGTATTATAACGGTATAATAAACGTGCGTGTAGGCGGATCAAACATACTTAGAGAAAATTTAAAGGCACATCAGGACACTATTTAAAAGCCAAAATCCAGCCGAGGTAATGCTCGTCGCCGGTGGAGTGGTAAAGTCCAACAGGCTGTATGCTACGAAAACCCCTTAGCACTAGGAACGAAGCGGGGGATAGCGCATTTTGCGTGATGTCGACGTAGGTTGGGAAAGGTCAGAGCCCAGTAGCAAAGTCAAATACCTACTTCCAATGTCTCGACTATGATACTCACATGAAGATATCTTCGAGGACGACGGGACCCTGCAAGGTTCCGTCTGACTAATTAATCTACATGAAACTATTACTTCACATTCGTTCAGTTAAAAAGAAGAAATATAGTTTGAGCGATAGCGAAAACTTATATCTACGAAGTAGATATACTAAATATATATATGAAGCTTAATGATATATTAACAGAATCACAATTAGATGAATTTATTCCTTTAACTAAACAAGGAAGAATGATTCGACGTGCTGAAAAAGCAGGAGCAGCTGATCTACAAGCTACTGCAAATAAATTATTACAGCAATATGCAGCACATCTTGGAACACAAGAGAAAAGAGTTAAGACATCTGACTATAATGATTTGTTTGATTTCTTAAAAAGAAAAAATGTTGATACATCTGATATAGATACAACACCTCCGATTAATGCAAAACGGTTAAAAACTATATTTTTAGCAAAATCTAAACAAGCTATGACTCCTACTCAGTCATCTGGACAAAAAACGCCTAGCAAAGAACCTAAACAACCTGCAACAAAAGTAAGTAGTGCATATATGTCAACAAAAAATGCTGCGCTAAAGTTAAATTCAAAAGAAAAACGTAGATTAATAGCACAATTACAAAAATCTGTTGATAATACTGCAAGACCTAAAAAACAACCTACTATAGTTGATAAGAACTTTGATAAAAGTCAACGTTTAAGCCAATATGGTAAAGTTGGCAAGTGATTAGAAGAATGGCAGTCCGCTTTTCTTAGTAGTTTCCATATTATTTTTAACAATACCGCTAATTATTTCTCTATCTTCAGGTGATAATGAAAATGCTTCTTCAAGATTACAACCTCCTCGCATAAACCATGCTAATTGTATGACTTCATGCTTTAGTTGTTTTTGTTCTTCTTTTAATTTCTTATCTTCTGCTAGAATTTCAGTCAGATTCATTGAAAGAAGTTTTATCCGAAAAAATTTGATTGGTCAAATGTAATAGGAATTTGAAAAGTTTTTGGAGCACCAGCGTTTTGTTCATCTTCTGTAGTGTTTACTGTCATAGGCTCTAATTCAAACTGTGATCTTTGAATTTCTAAATGTTCTTTAACTCCAGTATAGAAGGTTTTATCTGAATTTTTAATAAATTCTTCTATATGACCTCTATTTGTTACAGTTTGATCTTCAACTCGTATGCTTACTACACTTTTGCACAACATATCGATGGTTAGTGCAGTTAATTTTGAGAAACTTTCATTAAACTTTGACATTTTTTCACTATCAGGAACAGTATCGTCGTTAACTAGATTAAAGATACGCTGTTCTTCAAACGTTTTTAAACTACTTTCAGTAAACTCTCTATAAGTTAATGGTCGAATTGTTACTCCTAGTCCATTAATTGTACTTTCAGAGTGAAACTCATTAGATAAAAGTTTATTAAGTAACTGTCTAAGGTCAACAGTATAGTCTTTCTCTATACCTGCACCTGGAATTTTAGTAGTTAGTGTTAGTTCTTCGCCATATGTTGCAACTCGAATGCCTACAAGTACTGCATCAAGATCGATACTTGGCATATGCCATGGATCAATTATAGCAGGAATACAACTCTTAATTACATCAACAGTTGCTTGTCCGTTTAACAACGCATCTGGTGTTTTAATAGTAATTTCGTCTTTAGCAGTCATTGGAAATACCGGAAGTTCACCGTTATCGGGTAATTCAAGTGTGCCTTCTGGGTAAAAATTACCTTTACTAGGCAATGTTATGTATACTTTAGGTTGTCTAAAGTATTTTTGCAGCGGGTTAGGCTGAAAATCTTGATTATTTCCCTGAAATGCATTAGGGTCGAACTCTGGCATGGTAATCTCCATATAAATACAATGTAAAGTATATATCTATATTTATTAAGTGCGCAGTTTATAGGAATTAGGGTTGGCTGAAGAAATTGAAATTGGTAATTTTGGTAAAGGCGGTGTTGCTAGTGAAGAAACCTTAAAAGATCTTCTCAAAGCAATTGAACACCTTGCTAAAAAAGAAGGATTTGATCCTAAAAAGTCAGCTGACAAAGCAAAAAAACTTGCAGATGCTTTTGATAAAGGCATTGATGTTGTAACTGACCATAGAGATGCACTAAATGAAAATACAAAGTCTGTAAAGCGTAATACAAATGTATTAAGCAAGAGTTTAGGCGTACTTGGAGTTGGTATTGTTGCTATAGGTACAAGTTTAAGTAATTTTACTAAAGAACTTATCGACGGCGGCAGTAGTTTAACTGATTTTACAAAGCATATACCGATATTTGGTAGTACTATTGCAGGTTTAACTGGATATTTTGATGACACGCTAGAAAGTTTTAGAGAAATATCTCGTGTAGGCGGTTCAATGGGCAACAGTTTAGAAGAAGTAAGGCGTAGTTCGGCTCAATTGTTTATGACTTTAGACGAGTTTACAGGATTTGTTAAAGGAAATTCTAAAGAATTATCAACATTTGGCGGAACTGTTACACAAGGTGTTCGTAGAGTTGCTGATTTACAAAAAGCACTAGATAAAACTACACGTAATCAACTTTTAAATATGGGTTTGACATTTGAAGACATTAACGAGTCACTTATGAGATATGCTGTACTTGACAGAGCAGGATCAAGGACAAGACAAATAAATGATGCCCAGCTTGCTTTAAATGCAGCAAGTTACGCTAAAAGTTTAAGTACACTGTCAAAATTAACAGGTGAAGAAATAGATTCACTTGAAGCAAAGGCTGCTGCTAATCAAAATGATATTGCTTACCAAATGGCAATGTCTAAAATGGATGAAACTGAAAGAGAAAAAGTTCGTTCTGGTATGGCTGAAGTTACTGCACTATACGGCGAAACTGGAGCAGAGTTTTATAAACAACAAATATTAGGTATAGGTCCTGTAACTGATGCAACTGCTATGTTAGCAGCAGGGCTTCCGGGAATTGCAGAACAAATAAAACTTACAGCCGCACTAACAAAAGATGCAAATACTGACCTGAAAGCGTTTGAAGGAGGATCTATTGATAGATTTGTAGAAGGCGTTAAAGCAGCAGCAGCATCGTCAGATGATTTAGAAGGTTTATTAACAGTTGCAGCCGCAGGCATGGACGGGCCTGGTAAAGAATTAGCATTAATTTTACAATCTATGGGCAAGAACTTTACTGATTATATGGATAACGGTATTTTTGACGAAAAAAGATTAAGAGATGATCTCGAAAAAGCTAAAAAAGAATCTGATTCTAGAGACAGTACAACAAATGCATTAGTTACTTTTAATCAGGCTATCAAGAATGCAAGAAAAGAAATTACAGATAACTTTATTGACAGCGGAGTGTTCAGAGTAATATCACAATCAGTAGAAAGTATTGCAAATATGTTAGGTTCGGAAGGATTTATTACTCTTCTAAAAGATGCAATAGTAACTATTACTGATTGGACTGAAAGTTTTATTACTACTTTAAGTGTTGACGGATTTAAATCAGCAATGAATATGTTGTGGACAGACATTACACAAGTAATCAAAGATTTCTTTATGGGTGTTACTGCTGAAGAACAAAAACAAAGGGCATTAGATGACAAAGCTACAGTTGAATCTCAACTTTCAAAAGTTTTAGCCAAACAATTTGAACAAGAGATGTTAGCCGCTTCTAGTCCAGATGAGGAAACAAGATCGAAAGCTGTAAAAGAACTTGCAAGATTAGAAGAACAATACAAAATACTTGAAGAAAAGAAAGCATCTCTAGATAAAGAACTTCAAAAAAATGACTATGTAGACAAGACTGGTACTTTGTCTACAGTTGGTAGTGCAATTACTAAAGCAATTACTGATAAAATAGATGGAAGTTTACTCGATCTTAAACCATTTAAACCAAATGAAGCCGGTCAACTAGAAGATGGGTTATTTCTTAGTGCTGAGACTAAGAAAGCTATTAATGACCTGTTTGGTGAAAACGGTACACTAATGGATGAAATTGGAACAGTTATTGTAGCTGGGTTTACTGGTTTATTTTTACTTCCTGCTGTAACCGCAGGTGTAGCAACAGCAATTGCAACAGGAATTGGAACAGCATTAACAACTGCATTCTCAGGAAGCGGAGGACTACCTTCCGATTTAGAAGAATTTACAGGCAAGGATGGAAAAACAAGAGTAAGAAATAAAACATCTAAAAAAATAGCAGCAGATCCAAGAAAACTTAAAGCACCAGCAGGCACTAAATTTGTAGAAGGACTTGGCAAAGGCGGCAAAGGAGAAGGCGGCTTATTAGGAGGCGCAGCTAGAGGACTAGCAGTTTGGGGAAGTCCTGTTGGAGCTAAGGCAGTATTAGGCGCTGCTGCTCTTGGAACAGCAATAGGTGCAATTGCAACGGGAATAGGCGTCGGTGTATGGGTACTAGGAGAAAGTTTTGGTACTTTTTCTGAAAATATGAAAGAGTTTGAAAACTTAGACGGAGAAAAATTAAAATCAGTAGGTCAAGGTATGAGAGCTGTAGGTTTAGGTATAGGCACACTCGGAGTAGGTAAAGTAGCAGACGGTTTAGGAAACTTTATACAGGGCATCGGTGGCTTTTTAGGAAATCTATTTTCGATTGCTAGTGGCAAAGGCAAACAAAAATCAACTTATGAATTACTAGAAGAATTCCAAGGTATGGAAATCGATACTGCTACTATTAAACTAAAAGCAGAAGCTTTACAAGCATTTGCAACAGGTATGAATACGTTAGGAGCAGGTTTAAAATACGAAGGTTTAGCAAACTTTTGGAACGGGGTATCAAATTTCTTTTTTGGAGAAGATACAGATCCATTTAAAGAAATTAAAGATTTTGGTTCTACAAAATTTGAAAGCGAATTTCTTGAAAACAATTTAAAAGTACTAGAAGCATTTGCAACAGGCATGAGCACATTGGCTCAAGTTAACAACGGCAAAACAGTAGATTATGGTAGCATCGTTTCATTAAAAATAAATCTACAGAAACTAGGCGATGTAAAAGGATTAAAAGGAACAGCAGAAGGAATTGCTGAACTTGCTAATATTACTAATGTAAAAACTAAATTAAATGATTTAGCATCTGCAGATATTGAAGGAATAACAAATACAGCTGAAGCAATTAAAAAATTAGCTGATTCATTTATTGAATTAAACAAAGCACTTGCAGATAAAAACAGCGGCATCCGCGAAAGCGGAGTTAGCACTGCATCACTTCTTAATGAAGGTAAATTTAATTTAGGCAGCGGATCAGGTCTAACTGAGGAAACAGTAAAAGAGTTAAATAGTATATTAGCGAAAATAGAAGAACATACTATGTGGTCTAGCAGATATAATAAGACAATGTCTAAGAACATAGCAGGTATAGCCAATAATAATCTTGCTGACGGAAATATAACGAGCCCGTAAGGAAAACAAAAAATGTCTTGGAAAAAATATTTTACACCAGTACCAACTGTAAATAACCCTAGTGGAAGCTATAGTCCATTTAGTAATCGCAACTCTGGTAGTATGCCTGGTCCTGCTAGATCAAACTATTCGAGTTATTTGCCTGATGTATATGTTGGTACACCTAATCGTGTTGAACGTTATGGCCAGTACAACACAATGGATCTTGATTCAGAGGTTAATGCTGCTTTAGATATCCTTGCAGAGTTTTGTTCTCAACTTAATGATCAAAACGGTACACATTTTATAACTGAATTTAATAAAAAGGCAACAAATACTGAAGTTACAATACTTGCCCAGTATCTAAAGCAATGGTGTAAGATACAAAAATTTGATACACGTATGTTTAGAATACTAAGAAATGTATTCAAGTACGGTGACCAAATTTTTATTAGAGATCCAGAAACTAGAAAATGGTTTCATACTGATCCATCTAATGTAACAAAAATTATTGTTAACGAATCAGAAGGCAAAGTGCCTGAACAGTATGTTGTAAAAAACTTTAATGTAAATTTTGTAGATATGGTTGCAACAACTCCGTTTGATACTAACGGTAATGTAACAGGCGGCGGCAGTGGATATTTAACTGGCGGTGTTAGAGGAATGGTTGGTAATAACCCAATTAACAACGGCAACCGTTGGCAAAATGAAGAAAATGAAATTACAGTTGATGCAAAACATGTAGTGCATTTAAGTTTATCAGAAGGCTTAGATAAAAATTATCCGTTTGGTAATTCACTATTAGAAACTGTATTTAAAGTATACAAACAAAAAGAATTACTTGAAGATGCGATTATTATCTATCGTGTTCAACGTGCTCCTGAGCGCAGAGTATTCTACGTTGATGTGGGTAACATGCCATCACACCTTGCTATGCAGTTTGTGGAGCGTGTAAAGACCGAAATTCACCAAAGAAGA